TGCATAACCTGGACAAGAAGGACTTGCCAATGGATTTGATGTGCAAATACTTCCAGTTGAATTATATTCAATTAAATTTGGAACACTTGATAATGACATTCCTCGGCCATAATAATGTGTGGTGTATTCACCCTTTGATGCATCGCCAATAATTGCACTTGTTACATATTGATTTGTTAGATTAACTTGGTCATATTTTATTCCAATATAACCTGTTGGTTTAATTTCAACCGAAAATGTATTCAAATTGCTTGTGTTTGAATATTCAGCAATGTTTTCCCACCAATATTTTTGATATGTTGCATCTCCTTGAGTATAAAACTTTGAAGAACCAACTGGCAATAAATCGGTTTGCATTGGCATTATTGTGTAATGAAATGAAACCGGTGTATTATTGTTTACTTGAACACCAGAGCAACAATAACTATTTGTAGGTTGTTGGTTAACTCCCATAAATGCAACTACACCATTTGAAAACATAAATGAATTCGTGAATAGTCTGCCATAAAATGGAAAAGAAAACTGTAAAGGCACATTCACCCAAGTATCATCTCCCATGTATACTTGAGTTTTATTTTGTTGTGCTTCGGCTCCTAATGTAAACAACATTAAGAAAGCCAAAAGAAGTTTTTTCATTTCTTCTCAATTACTGGTGTTGGTATTTTATCTGGGTTTTCTTCCCAATATGCTTTGGCATCCACACCAATTTTACCTTCAACTGGACATGGTGTTCCTGCACTCATCATAGCATCAAAAACCCTACGGTCTTGACACAATGTGGCTACGGCTGCAACTTTCATACCCATATCATATAGGTTTTTGGCAAGTTTAATGCGTTCACAATTCATATCTCTGGCAGTAGAACCAAAGGACATGCCAAAAATTTGTGTTTGGACTGCACCAGACGCACCTACAACACATAAATCATTATTGATAGTGGTGATTGCAGGTGCAATTGCGGAAGGAGGAGGAGAATGTACCGTTGTTTCGGATTTTGAGTAACTGGTGCTGTTACTATTAGAAGTTGAATCAGTCACAATGGTTTGAGCCATCGTAGATGTAACCATGACAAAAAGCACCAAACCGGTGATCTTTTTGAGCATTTTTTTACCTTTATATTATTTGACAAGTGTTCAAATTTAGTGTATAATATTATGCATAAGTATTTATACCTTGTAAAAAGAAAGAGGATATTATGAATGTGAAAATATTTAAATTGGTAACCGGCGAAGAAATTATGGGTGAAGTCGTAAATGATGGCGGTAAATTTACCGTAAAAAATCCAGTTTTGGTTGCCGTTATGCGTGGTAAAGACGGAGTTCCCAATGTAGGATTCGCACCATTTCCAACTTATTCAGAAGAAATTAAAAATAAAACTATTGACTTCAGGCTAGAACATGTAGTATACTTCTATACTCCGGCTGAAGATTTCAAACAGAATTACGATTCTATTTTCGGCCTTGGTTTGGTTTTGCCTGGTGAAAAGAAAATTATTACAGGATAATGACAAAAAATTTCTATACAAATGTTCAATCTGTCGGCGGTAAAATTCTTTATCGTGGTGTGCGTGGCGGTAAAAAAGTAAAAATCAAAATTGATTACGAACCAAAACTATATCTGCCGGCAACAAAAGTGGCAACACACAAGTCACTTGAAGGATTTCCTCTTGTAGAAAAGAGGTTTGATTCTATTTACGAAGCAAGAGATTACATCAAAAAATTTGATGGTGTTTCTGGTGGTCCAAAAATCTATGGACAAACCAGATACGAATATGCATTTATTGCTGAACAACATACCGACATGGTTGAATGGGACCAAGATAAAATTGATGTTGGTATTATTGATATTGAAGTCGGTTCAGAAAACGGTTTTCCTGATCCGTATCTAGCCAATGAACCCATTACTGCAATTGCATGGAAAACCCTTGGAGGTCACATGCATGTTTGGGGTTGTGGTGAATTCAATAACGAAACTCCTGATGATGTTACATATCATAAATGCAAAGATGAGTGGTCTTTGTGTAAATCTTTTATCACAGCTTGGTCCGCTAGAACTCCTGATGTATTGACTGGTTGGAACACCAAGTTCTTTGATGTGCCATATCTCGTTAATCGTTTTCGTAAAATTCTTGGTGAAGATGAAGCCAAGAAAATGTCGCCTTGGAATTTTATTTCTGAACGCAGAACAGTTATTAATGGCCGTCAAATGACTGCATATGGTTTTCTCGGCGTAGAACAACTTGATTACATTGAATTATACAAATGGTATGCGCCGGGTGGTAAATCACAAGAATCATATCGTTTGGATAATATCGCCAATGTTGAGATTGGTGAAAACAAAATTTCATATGATGAATATGATAACTTGCATCAACTTTACCGTCTAAACTTCCAGAAATTTATTGAGTATAACATCAAAGACGTTTTGCTGATTGAAAAGTTGGAAGATAAATTGAAGTTGATTGAACTTGGTCTAACTTTAGCTTATGATACGAAATGCAACTATGAAGATATCTTTGCACAAACTCGTATGTGGGATTCAATGACTTATTCCTATTTGTTCAATCAAGGCATCATTGTTCCACCAAGAGAAGTGCAAGATAAAGATTCGGCATTTGAAGGTGCATATGTGAAAGACCCACAGGTCGGCAAACATGATTGGGTGGCTTCGTTTGACTTGAACAGTCTGTATCCACACTTGATGATGCAATACAATATTTCACCAGAAACTTTGATTGAACCAGAAAAATATACAGAAGAAATGCGTAACATTCTTTCGCAAGGTGTTTCTGTTGAAAAGATGTTGAAGAAAGGTGTTGATACATCCAATCTTATTGGTGCAACTATCACACCAAACGGACAATTCTTCCGCACAGATGTTCAAGGTTTTTTACCAAAGATGTTGGAAGAAATGTATGAAGATCGCAAGAAATTTAAAAAGATGATGTTACAGGCACAACAGGAAAAAGAAAATGAAAAAGATAAATCAAATCACTACGAACTTGAAAAGCGAATCGCCAGATACAACAACCTACAACTCGCAAAGAAAGTATCACTCAACTCTGCCTACGGTGCTTTGGGAAGCCAGTATTTTAGGTTTTATGACTTACGCATGGCTTTGGGAGTTACAACGGCAGGCCAGCTCTCAATTCGTTGGATTGAAGGCAAAATCAACGAATGGATGAACAAGGTTCTCCAAACAGAAAGTCGTGATTATGTGATTGCATCAGATACTGATTCCATCTATCTACGCATGGGTGATTTGGTTGAGAAATATATCAAAGACACAAGCAATCGTGATAAAGTTATTTCTCTTATGGATAAAATCTGTGAAGAAAAGATTCAACCATATATTGATCGTTCTTACAAAGAATTGGCTGATTATGTAAAAGCATATGCACAAAGGATGCAAATGAAACGTGAAGGTTTGTCCGACAAAGGTGTTTGGACCGCCAAGAAGCGATACATTCTAAATGTGTATAACAACGAAGGTGTTCAATATTCCGAACCAAAGATCAAAGTCATGGGTTTGGAAATGGTGAAATCTTCCACTCCATCTGCCATCCGTGAAAAGATGAAAGATACCATTCAGCTGATGATGACTGGCACGGAAGAACAAGTGCAAGAATTTATTACCAAGTTTAGAGAAGAATTTAAATCTTTGCCACCCGAAGAAATTTCTTTTCCGAGAGGCTTGAATGGGCTAAATACTTATTCCGATTCGGTGACTTTATACAAAAAAGGAACTCCAATTCATGTTCGTGGTGCAATCGTTTACAACCACCACCTCAAACAGCTCGGTCTAGAAAAGAAATACCAAAAGATTCAAGAAGGTGAAAAGTTAAAGTTTACCTATTTGAAAATGCCAAATCATTTCAAAGAAGATGTGATTTCATTTCCTGCCAGAATTCCCAAAGAGTTTGGGCTTGACAACTATATTGATTATGATTTACAATTTGATAAGGCGTTTCTTGAACCTATCAGGATTATTTTGGATTGCATGAATTGGAAAGCCGAAAAATCAAA